CAGTAGCAATCTTTTTATTATCATATTCAATTGATATTTTAAATCTATTAGGAAATTTGTATGCAATGGGTACTGGACCAGATCTAATTGTTTCTGGATATAATTCAGTTCTAAAGAATTTAATTATTCTAGTTATTTCTCTAGCTTCTTCTACGCTTTTTGGTAACATGTTAAAGGTAAAAGAAAACTCTCTTAAGTTTACAGATTTAAATAATGCTCTTGTGTTTGGTGCTGGTGTAGTTCTTAAAGCAGTTCTTACTGCACTAGATATTGTATCACCGCCCATACCAGATAATCTTGCGGCTGCAGCTCTTGCTGCATCTTGAGTTAAGTTACCTCTAAAGAAATCAGCCATACTATTAAAAGCCTGACCAGTTTCGTTTATCAATGCTTCTAACGGAGCTGTACCTTGACCAATTGTTCCTGCAAGTGAAGAGCCAAAAACACCAAGATCTACGTTTTCAATCGCAACTCCATCTGTTATCTGTATTGATTGTGGTAAGTAAATGCTACAGTAATCTCCAGTAGGAAGCTCTTGTGTTTTTCCTATAAATGTAGGTTCAGCTCCTGTTTGGGTTCTACCTCTAGGATCAAATAGATCTGGATCCTGAGCACTTCCATTGAGAACAGTATCACTACTGCTGAGCGATTCTTTTATCTTTCTTTGAGTTCTCTTACTAATATTAGGTGGTATGGTTTGCCATACAGCAAACTTCATTCGACCTTTATATTTGTCTCTGTCCAACTTTGGGAATTGTAAACTAGGCATATAATGTTCCAATAAATAGAAATACGTTGTTATTATTTATAAAGATATCATGGCATATAAAGGAAAATACAAAGTCAAAAACATGAAGAAGTATCAAGGAGACCCCTTGAACGTCATTTACCGCTCAATGTGGGAAAGACACTGCTTCAAATGGTGTGATGAAAACTCAAATATAGTGCAATGGAGTTCGGAAGAAATAGTTGTACCATATTACTATGAGATAGATAAGAAGTATCACAGGTACTTTATAGACTTAAAAGTTAAATTTAAAGATGGTAAAGTATTTCTCATAGAAATAAAACCAGATAAAGAAACTAAACCTCCAAAATATCCAGGCAGACAAACTAAAAGGTACATTACCGAAGGTATGACTTATGTCAAGAACATGAATAAGTGGGAAGCAGCTCACAACTTTGCAAAAGATAGAGGATGGGAGTTTCATATATGGACAGAACATACACTTGAAAAGATGGGAATAAAACCAAAAGCCTTGAAACCATTAGCACCATATAAAAAAAAGAAAAAGAAGAAATAAGATATAAATAATAGCATGGCAAATTTATTTAAACAACTAGAGATAGAAGCATTCAAGGCAGGAATCCAACCTAGGACTCGTGAATCAATCAATTGGTTTCGAAACAAAGCACAAAGATTAAGAGTTAATAATAGAGCTGCTTTGATGAAAGAAGAACCAGTGCAGTTAAGAGCTAGGCAGATCCCCGGAAGCATGTTCATGTTTTTCTATGATCCAAAGAATAAAGCAACACTACCATATTATGATACCTTTCCTCTAGTTGTAGTCGTTAAATCAGCTCCTGGCGGATTTCATGGCTTGAACTTACATTACTTGCCTCCTTTATTAAGAGCTCGCCTATTAGATGCATTAATGGATAATACTAATAATATGACGTATGATGAATCTACTAGATTTGTTCTTAACTACGAATTATTAAAGGGTTCATCAAAACTTAAACATTTTAAACCTTGCTATAAACATTATCTTAATGAGCATGTAAGAAGTAGGTTTGCTTATGTTCCTCCGAAAGAATGGGAGATCGCAACGTTTTTACCAGCTGCAGATTTTCAAAAAGGTTCGAGGCAACAAGTTTATAGAGACTCAAGGAAAGCTATCTAATGTTTGAAATAGAAAGAATGAAACAAGCTATTAGCTCTAGGAATGGATTAGCAAGAACGAATCTATTCCAAGTTAATCTACCTCTTATTGTTGGAGGTGTAAGGTTATCTGAAGAGCCCTTTGGCGAAACAAGAAAAAGTGTCCTGGATTTAATGTGTACTGCTACGCAATTACCAGGTAGACAGATACTAATGAATGACAGAGTCATTGGAATCAAAAAAGAACAAATGGCTTACGGTTATGAAGCACCTGACGTTAACTTAAGTTTTTACGACAATAATAGATACAGTATACGTAAATACTTTGAGTCATGGCAGAATAGAATTATAAATCCTGAAACTAGAGAGTTAAGATTTAAAAATCAATATTCAGCTGACGTTTATATAACACAGTTCGATCATCAAGAAAGACCTGTGTATGGAGTAAATTTACTGGAAGCTTTTCCATCTACACTAAACGTAGTAGATTTAAATAATGATCCAAATGGATTGGTACAAGTAAATGTACAATTGACATATACAAACTGGAGATAATGAATGGCACTACCCAAACTGAATGAGAGTCCAAAGTATGATCTTGTTATACCATCAACTCAAAACAAAGTTAGGTTTAGACCGTACTTAGTAAAAGAAGAAAAAGTTTTAATGATGGCTTCAGAGTCAGGCGATCAACGCCAAGCTTTACAAGCTATTATAGACACACTTAAAACATGTATTGCTGATGAAGTAAATGTAAATGAGTTTACAACATTTGATGTTGAATACGCCTTTACACAGATTAGAGCAAAGTCAGTAGGTGAAGTAAGTAGAATTGGAATGAAATGTGAAAACTGTGGTGAATCAACAGAAGTAGACATTCCACTTGATGAAATTAAAATTGATGCACCAAAGGTAGAACACGATGTTCAGCTAACCGATAGCATCAGATTAAAAATGAAGTGGCCAAAATATTTCGATGTGTTAAACCATGACTTAAATAATCTAAATCAAACAGAACAAACCTTTAAGTTACTAATAGAATGTATAGAACGAGTGATGACAGAAGAAGAAAATATTCTTTTCGCTGATGAGCCTGAACAGTCAAGGTTAGATTTTATTGAATCATTAACTTCTAATCAATTTGCAAAGATTAGAGAATTCATTGAAAAGATGCCGAAGATGAAATATAATTTAAAATATAAATGTCAGCACTGTGGTACAGATCATGATATAAACCTAGAAGGAATGCAAGATTTTTTGTAATATGTCTCTCACATGATTCTCTGGTGAACCACTATAAAACAAACTTTCAATTGATGCAGCATCATCATTATAGTTTAACAGAGATAGAAAATATGATGCCATGGGAGAGAGAAGTATATTTGACAATGTTAATTGAACACTTAAAGGAAGAAAACGATAAAGCGCAACAAAGAAGTATGAACAGATGAATTTAGATATCATAAGTTCTCAGTTAAGAGAGAATAGATCAGCTCAAGAAGATACGACTCATGAAGTCAAGATGCTTACTAGTTTAGTAAGGAAGCAAATACTTCAAGATCAAAGAGATCGTATGGATGCTTTGGATAGGGAAGATGCTGTTCAACAGCAAACAGCGACTCGGATACAAAATGAATCTGGAGGAGGTGGAGGACTTCCACCACTTATTGGAAATCTTTTAAGTTTTCTAAGAGGTTTAGCAGGACCTCTTGGTCTTGTAGCTATAGCTGAACTTACAGATACTGATGCTTATTTAAGAGCACTTGGTTTACCAAGGCTGCTTAGTGGAACTAAAAACGTTTTATCTGGTATTGCTAACATATTTAGTTCTGTAAGAAACTTTAAGTTGCCTAAGATGGACTTAAAGTTTGAAGGTGGTAAAGTTATACCACTTAAATTTCCTCAGCTTCCTAAGATTGCTTTCGCTGATTCACTAGGAAAAATATTTAATGCTGGTGAACCAATAGAATTAAAAATAAATGATGAATCTTTTAGAATTTTAGACAAAGTAAAAGCAATTATTGGTACTACTGCAGAAGGTGCAGAAGGAGGAAAAGGTTTACTTGGTTTCTTTGGACGAGTATATAAACTATTAGATCCTGTTTTAAAGCCACTAAAATTTGTATTAAAAACTGCGCTACGACCTTTTACACAAATAATATTAACAGTAGTAGATTTCGTCAAAGGTTTCTATGATGGCTTCACTGGTGAAGAAGGAGATCTTTCTGATAAAGTGCTAGCTGGATTAGAAGGTGGATTCCTTGGAGTTGTAAAAGGTATTACTGAAGCTTTTGATTTATTGTTTATCAACATCCCTGCTTGGCTACTTGAAAAGATGGGTTTTGTAAATGTTGCTGAAGTACTAAGAGGTTTTTCTCTTACAGACTTAGTTGATCCTGTCTGGAATGGTATCAAAGGCATTGTATCCTTTGTCGGTGATCAGTTCATGAATATGAAGGATATTATTGTAGGCGCTTTTACTATCGAACTAACAAAAATAGTAAATGGATTCAAAAACGCGTTTACGAAACTCTCCACTTTTATACAAAATCTTGGAGATGAATTGTATATCATGCTATCAAAGTCTTTACAATTTAATTTCCCTGGCATTGTAGGTAAGGTTCCAGATTTTCTACCGGACTTTATGGGAGGTGGAAAAGAAATTCAAATTATGCCTGGGTTCTCATTAGGCGTAGGTAATGAAGCAACCCGTGCTGCAGCAGCCGAGCGAATAGATTATAGAACTGCAAGAGCTACAGCTCGTGTTAATGAAAGAAATAGAGAAGTTGCAGATATGATGAAAGCCCAGCAAGATAGACTCGCTGAGCTTCGAGATGCTTTCCAAAATCAGGTGGTTAATGCAGTTAATAATAGTACGAATACTGTTAACAATACTCAAAACACTGTTCTTAACGCACCACAGATGCCTGATCCGTTAATGCCTTAGTTAGGCTGCGTCCTCATTAATCAATTTAGAAAAATATGACATTGTGTCATCTTCATCTGCTTGAGAAGTAGCTTCTGCTGTTACTTCTGTAGGAGCTGGCGTTTCTTTAATTGAAGGCGCCGGGAGTTCATCACCTAAACTAATTTCATCTTCAATCTTAGGTGCTCCACCTAAAATACCACCACCAATTACTGATTGTAGTTTTGCTTGAAGTTCATCAAATGATTTATACTGCTTAGGGTCAGTAAACTCTCGAAGATCATGCATTGAGTTATATAGCTTTTCTAACTCTTCATCGTCCTGAGATAAAGGAGAAGGAGATGCGAACTCTGATTTGTCATAGTTGCGATATCCCTCAACATCACGAATCTTTAACTTGAAGTTAGCGCCTTCCCAAAAATCAAATGGATTGATTGGATCTTCATCAGCAAACTCTGGATTCATTGCATCCATAAGCTTATCGAAGATTTTCTTACCATATTGATATAGGAACACTTTACCTTCATTGGCAGGATTGCCAGGATCACTTACAATGT